ACCAGACTTGGAAAGTATCCCGAATCTAGCATCGGAAGATATTGTAGCTTGATTGACAAGTTCTGCGCTTGACATAAAAGAGAATCCAGAACGTCTGTTTTTAAGATAACACATTCCGTAGGATCTGTGATCTGCTTTGCATGCTTCCCAAAATATAAAGAAGAGTCTGTTTGCTTCTCTAAAGTCTGGCGCTCCAATGTCGATCTTTGACCACTGCAAGTACATGTAATGAGTACCAGTAATATATATAGGATCGCCATTATTGTAGAAATGAAAACCTTGTTCTCTACGCTTAAATTCTTCATCAATGTAATCATACCATTTTTCTTTAAAACTTACAGGGTATTCTTCCCAGTCAAACCTAGTTTTAATTCTTTGTAATTCTTTTGGATATTCAAACTGTTGCCAGCGTTGATCCTCTTTTTTTTCGCTTCGTTTATACGGTTCATCGATTGCTGGTAAAGCAATTCTGAGATTTTGTATTTCAATGATCTGCCCAATTTTACCTGTTTTACTAATTACTACAAAGTCATATTCTATATTGTATCCATAATCCCACTTCTTATACCTATTTTGCTTTTTAAGTATTTTAGGATTTACTACATCTTTTAATTCTTTAACTAATGTTTGCTGGTAACTCATTTACTTCTTCCTTCCGCAAAGCCTTTAAACGATCTAGAACTTTTATTATCATTGCTATTAAGAATATTTTCTTCTTCTTCTACTCTTTGTAATATTTCAAAAGCGTCCATTATACAAAGCTTTTTTGTGGCTGCAGCATTTTTCAAACGATCAGCTGCTAAGTCGTCATTACCTGTTTCTGTAATTATTTCTTCTTCAGCTACTTTAATTAACTCGTCTACTGCTTTACGCCCAGCTCGGATTATATTCTTTCTCGTTTCCTTCGTGCTCATGAGTTAATGCTATGTCATTTGATTTCATACAATACAAGCGCTCATTATCTATTACAAATTCAAACTCGGAGTTTGGTGTAAATGTAACAAGCGTTCCAGGTGTTATTTTAAGAGCTTCTAAAGAACTATTAGAATATTTAACTATACCAACATTAGGTTGTTCTTTTTCTGTACTTAAAATATCTTTATTTAAAATAGGTTTTACAAAACAATAATCTAAATTACACTTACCATTGTACATGTATATTTGAGAAATGTTACAAAAATATAAATCATCTTTAAAATACGTACTACTGTTTCGTTCTCTACCTTTTTGATCATACCATCTTCTGAATAAGTTATGATGAACATACACTTTGTCACCCACTTTTATACGTGAGCTATAAGCAGCTGGCACCGAAACAACAACTGCCTCCTTGCTCACAAATCGGTGGTTTTCTATGGTGGTATTTATAATAAGTGTTTTATCACCTATTTGTTTTTTATTGTTATACCTTGTAGTTAAAGGCTTTACAATAAAATTATATAAACTTTTCATTAGTACTTTAAGTCGTACTCAACTGCGATAGCCATTTGATTATTAAACCTTTTCCAGGGTAGTACTTCATTATTTTTTTTAATATATATTGAATACTCACCGTTCTGTTCATTGCTTAATATATCACAAATAGTATGACCTCCATAAACCTCTTGACCTATAGAATAATGCATTGCATCATTTTTATAATCAGAACCTATACTGATTTTTCTAATGTTAGACATCTGCTTTTTCTAGTTTAGGTTCTTCTATAGGCGTTATAACACCATCTTCAAGATTAATGTTAACAGATCCATATTTCTTTTCAAGTTTCTTTTTTAATGAATCAACATCTTTGTGTAGTTGTTTTAATTCATCTAGTTTTAAACTTTTGTTTAGTTCAATAGATCCTATTTGATTATATAAATTTCCTAATTTACTTTGTTGAGCTATAATATTTTCTAGCTCTTTATTTGTTATTTTTTTCATTTAATTAAATTTAATTGTTGTTTGTTTTTTTATGTATATTGGCAGTCTAAAAACACCCCTATATCCGCACTTGTTGGAGTAACAGTACCACTTTCTACACTATACAATAGTATTATATCTCCTGCTGTAACTTGAAGAGGAGATGCAAAAGTATGAGTGACTAAAGGCCAAGTTCCATTATCAGCTGCTGTTATTTGATAAAAAGCTGTAGCATCTGCAAAGTTAGTTTTTGCTGATTGGTTAGAATTAGCAGCATTTGGAGTATCTAGTTTTGCAATGTTAAACGTAGCTGACTCAGCTCCTGTTAGCAAAACAGGATTTGCTGTTTGTCCTTCATATCTAATACTAGCTTTTATTATTTTAAAATTTGCTGGAGCATAAAAACCTCCAAAGCTAATACTCGAACCAGAACCTTTCTGACCACCATGCCAGCTATAATAAGTTTCAGCTCCAGATCCTCCACTAAAAGGAGCATCAGTACCAGCTTGAAGCATAAACCTACCAATACCTAAACCTTCTTTTAATTGAGTTATATCGTATCTTGTGTTTGCACCACCATCAAAACCTACTAGCTCTGAACTAGCAGTCATTGCTTGATTTGTAAATGCTGAAAATTTCTTATTTGCCATAATTATTTATTTAAGGTGCATCTTCTGTTACCATATTATCTTCGCTACCTATAGGTTCTTCAGTTATACAGAAGTCTCCGTTTTCTGCTAAAATAAAAAACGTAGCAGGAGGTGCACCACCACCTACTGGGTTTTTTGATTGCGGTATTGTGTAACCTATACCTATAAACATCTTAGTAAAGTGCTATTAAACCTGAAGCGGTAGTTCCTGAATTAAATACTTTTTTAACTAATATTGGTAAAAAAGATCCTGCAACAACACCTGTAAAGGTAATTTCATTATCACTTTCCATTGTTACTTTTATATTTGTACCTCCGCTAATATCTCCAACGTATATACAACAACCTCTTTCTTGAGTGTTTGGTACATCGTTGTTAACTACTGAAGCTGCAAAGTCTACACCAGTACCTGAAGTAAGAGCTTGAGTTACTGCTTCTGGTGTTGGTTCGCTTACATATTTAGCTCCTACAACGGTTACACTATAATCAGATACTACACCGCCTGCAGTAATAGCCAGTACTGTTACAACTGCTCTATCACCTACAGCACCTGCTGCTGGAGTAGATAATGTTATAGTATCTCCAACTGCATATCCAGTACCACTGTTAGTTACTGTTAAACCGTCGTCTACTGCAGTATTGTTTATAGCTCCTGGAACTATTAGTACAGCATCATGAGCAAAAACCCTAGGTTGCGCTTGAAAGTTTCCTTCTAATCCTCTCATTTTATTTATTTATTTTTGTTATTTTTTCTGCGCCTCTAGAACCAAAGTACGCTACATAAACTGTTATTAATAATGTTTTTAATAGTTCTACCCACGCTTCATCTACGTCAAATGTAGTATGAAACGAATCTATCACCATTAAACTTGTAGCAGCAAACGTTAAATATATAAGTGTAAGTGGTCGAGTGTTCTTACTCAACCAAGAATCACTTTTCATATCGCTACTCCACCTACTAGAAATATTCTGCATTTCAGCAATATCTTGTTCTAATAGCTTCATAGCCATCTCTTTATCTTGTGGCTCTATAGTACTATCACTTGTTATTAAATTTTTTACTATACCTAAACCACCTTGGTCAGGCAAAAACTCGCCTACTGCATTTAAAATATTAGGAGCTTTGTCTTTTAAAAAAACTCCAACTTTTGTTTCTTTAAATTTTTTCTTAGACATTACTCACTTCTTTTAGTTCCTTTGTATACATTTGGAAACTCAGACTGTAGTTCCGACAAAGCTTGACTATTTGCTAAGTAATCATTTAAATTTACATTACTTTGAGCTTTATAAAAATTCTGTTTAAAATTACTAGGCATATCTCTTAAATCAGTAGTAGCTCCAGCTCCGATTGGATTTGTGCTCCCTGCTTTAAATTTAGTAGTAGTAACTCTTAAGTTATCAAGATTATCTAAATAAGATATATTATCATCGTACTCATAAGGTGCAAAAGCATAATCTGTTCTATCGCCAGTTTTCTTATCTGTATATGATACTTGTCTATTGCCTGTAAAATCTTGACTGAACATATCTCTAAATGGTTTAGTATATGTATTATCTACATCCATTTGATCTCTTTCTTTTTTAACGTTCTGCAGCTTATTTTTAAAATTTTGATTATAGTCTCTTAAACCTTGATTAGTATATCCACCTTTATTATCAAAATCTCCAGCATAACTTTTTGAGGTACTCATGTCTTCAATTTTACCTTGCCAATTCTTAACAGCTCTAGAACCTTGATCAAAAGGATTAACTTTACCATCTCCATCAACATCTTGTAAGTAATTACCTGTGCTTGTTTGAAACTTTTTTACATCAGTATCATAGTAAAGTTGATTACCTTGTACTTGTTTTTTAACTTCTGCTTCTCCACTAGGATCTACGTCTGGTTTTTTAGGAGCCCAATCACCGTGCTTGTATCTTTCTTGAAAACTATAATCTCTTCCTTTTAAGTGAGGATAACCTTTAGAGTCATAACCTTCTTTACCAGCGTTTTCTGGATTAGGAGGATCTGTTTGAGCTGGTGCTCCCCACATTTTTATAGGACTCTGTAATGAAGAACCTTTTTTCATTTCTTTTATATGGTTGCCAATTGCTTTAGCTTGTTTACCATGAGCTATAACTGCACCTTCAAGTTGCTCTTGAACCTCATCTAGCTCCATTGATGGGCCAAAATCTTCATTCATATTAACTTCGTTTTCGTCTAAAGATTGGAATGGAGATGACGTGTTGTCAACTAACAAAGGTTTACCATCACTCATAGCTGGAGGTCCCGTTAATTTTTCTTTTTTAGGAGTTAAGTCAAATTGCTTTCTTTGTTTTCCAGCTGCATAAGCAACTTTTTCCCATGGTAAGTTTTGATTACCTTCATCAAAGGTATCTCTATTGTAACGCTTACCTTTAAAAGTTACACTTAAATTATCATAATCTAAGTTACCATCTTTCATATCTTTTAAATGCTGTTTCTCATGACTCATAGCTTCGTCCATTAATTCCTTGTCATGAACTCTATCTTTATTAACTATTATAGTACCATTTTTATTTGCTTTAGCAACTAAATCTGGATTGTCAAAAGGAACCTCATATATAGGTGTAGGTTCAGACGTGTAAGGTGGTTTTATTTTAAATCCCATTATTTTCCTTTTATTGCGTTATCAATATCAGATATTTCTTCTCCTACTTTTTTTATAGCACTTGCTACATCAGATAGTTCTTTTGCAGTTAGGTTATATCTACGTTTAATTTCTTTGATAGTATTTATAGTCTTTTCGTCTATATCTGTTTTGCTCCATAATAAATTCCATACGTCTGCAAAATATTGTTTAGTTAATTTCCACATAATATTTTTTTAACATTTCCATCTTTTCCTAGCTGCCTTACCTCTTTCACTAGTCCAAGACTTTGAACGAGCACAAAAGGACTTTCTTCTTTTAGCTGCTTTACTACCTGGTTTAACTTTTCCAGTTACTGGTGCTGATAAAGTGCTACCGGGGTTTTGTTTTTTATATGCTGCTCTACCTTTAGCAGTCATACCGCCACCTTCTTTAGCACTAAGAAAATGCCTTCCCTTACCTTTGGTAGTTTTTCTTAATCTTGCTAGTGGTGATACGTCCATTATCTACGTCCTTTTTTGTCTACTTGAACCTCTTTAACTATGATAGTTTGTTTAGGTTTTTGATTTTTAATTTCTTCTAGTTGTCTATTTAGTTCTTCTAGCTTGCCATCATTTTCAGTTCCGTCTTTTACCAACGTGCCTATTACTTGTATTTCTTCAAAAACAACATCGTCTACTTGTTCAAGCATTTCAACTCGTTCTTTTAACTGTATAATCATTTTTTCGTTCCACTCTTCTTTGAGTTCATACTCTAAACGGGTAACTTCTATAGGTGGTAGTTTTTTAGCTTCTTCAATGTCAGCTTGTAATGTATAATACATACCTACGAAAGAGGCAGTTACCATTATTATAGCTATTACAGTTTTTAAATCAAGTTGTATATTAGTGTTTTCAGAGATCTTTGTACTCATTAGTTGCGTCAAATGATGGGCATGCTTTGTTAGCAAACTCATTGTGTGAATATATAATAGCGTTTGGATACATGGCTCTTAACGTTTTAAGTACATGTAACAAACCTTCTTTTTGTTCTTGTGTTCTAGTATCCTTCGGAGTCTTACCATCTGCCTCAACGCCACCACAATAGCAGATACCTATTGAATTACGATTATGCCCTTTGCAGTGAGCTCCGATTTTAGCTATATCTCTACCTTTTTGTATTTCACCATTTATATCTATGTAGAAATGATAGCCTATGTCTGACCAACCACGGCCTTCAGTGTGCCACTTCTTAATAGTGTCCACGCTTATATCTTGACCTTCTCTTGTGGCTGAACAGTGAATAATTATTTCTGTAATTTGTCTCATTTCTTATTTTTCAATTTCCACCATTTGTGTGCAGTATATCCAATAGTTACTAATAATAGTATTATCTTTAAAGCTGGCTCTAACCAGTCCATACTTGCAATAGTAAAAGATGTTATATTTAAACAATAAAGTTTAAGATCGTCTAAGCCAATCATTTGTTTGCCATTAATACCGCGTTACCTTTGTATTCGATATTATCGATTTTTTTTAACGTAGGTGTAATAGTAGAATTATTAGAAACCATAACTCTAGTTCCTAAAGGCTTCATATTACACTTTAATTTTTTACCTGCTGGCTTTTGTTTTTCTCCGTAACTTGGCATAATTTTTATTTTTTAATTATTAATAAATGTGTACTATTATAATCACACATTATCGTACTTTCTTCCGTGTTTTTCTTTATCATACTTCAGATCTCCAGCTAATTTAGATATATGTTTCTCATCATCTGTCATTTGCCTGTCACTTCCACCATGTTTAGCATCATATTTAACGTCTCTTTTTAGATAATCCATATGTGCAGCGTCATCTTTTTCTGTAGCTCTAAGATTTTTAGAAGTAACCTTAGTATGAGCATGATCCATAGAGTGCATACCAGCTCCTTTACTTCTAGCTTTTTGAGCAGCTGTTGGTCCTGATCCAGCACCTTTCATTTTAGCATTAGCTACAGATCCTGCTATCTTAGTTGCAGCTTCTTTAGATTTACCTTCTGATTCTAATTTTTTAACTAAACTATCAAATGATGAAGGACCTTTAGCATTATACATACCCGGTGCATCTTCAATAGCTTGCTTTAAATGATCAGGTAATTTATCTTGATCACCCACTAAAGCTTTGCTTGGCCCATGATGCATAGACATACCTTGCATTTGGTTCTGTCCTTGCATTTGAGTTTGATAAGGATTATATTGAGGAGTAGGCGTACCAGTGCTACTAGCTATTGTATTAAACTGCTGTGCAGTGTTCTCTCGTTGAGCAGATACTTTACTAGGATCTAACATATTATTAGGATCATTAGTTAACATACCACTGTTTAATGGTCTACCACCCATTTGCATTGTACCTTTAGCCGGTGGTGTAGGCTGTGGGTTTCCTATTGGATCTTGTTGAGGGTTTACCATTGGAAAACCTTTACCTTTTGTTTTTACTTGTCTCATTTGCGTTCCTTTATTGCCTAAGTTTGGACCTATATTTAAGTTTTGATAATACGGGTCGTTTTTTCTTTCGTTAAATAATCTTTCTTGTTCTTTCTTTTCTTCTTCTGCTTTTTCTTTTTGAGCTGCTGCTTCATTCATTACAGCTTGCTCTACACTTATATTATCTTTTCTAGCAGATTTATCGAATTTTCTTTTATCTTTTAAAGTAGCTACAACATCTGCAGATTCCTGTCTTTGATCATCAGTAAGAATATTACCTTTATCTTTCTGCATTCTTTTAGCTTCTTTAATGTCTTGTTTTAAATCTTTACGTCTTTCTTTATCTTCGTTTTTAAGATCTTTATAAGTTTTTTCACTAGAAGGTTTATCTCTATTAGCTAATTCGTCTATACTACCTTTAGGTGGAGTGCCATCAACTTTACCTTCATCTGATGTTCCAGTCTTTACATCATTAGTTTTATCTTCAGTAACAGTTTCCCCATCCGCTGTTTTATTAAGTATATTACTTAAATCAGGCATTTGAAATTGTAAAGCGTTAAAATTACTAGTCCCTTTATTTTTTGGATTTTTAAAACCTGCTGGACCTTCTGATCCGCTAAATGGATTTTTATTTTGTTTATATGACATTTGATCTTTGTTTATCTTGATTAACGAAGCTTATAGCTTTAGCTGTAACCTTCCATGAGTATTTATTATTATCACTCAAATATTTAGTAGGCATATCTTCTTCGCCTAACATAAAACGGTACATACGTGAGATTAGCTGTTTGCACTTATAGGAAACTTTATATATATGATATTTTTGAGTAGTGCGATTTCTCTCTCTCCACACCTTTATCCACTCTTGTTTCAATAATCTGTTCCAGCGTCTATTGTCCCAGCTATATGAGTAAGTACCTTTTTTAAAATCATCTTTATTAAACAAATCTATAGCATCTAGATATATTAATAATTCTAAATCTGCATCGTTTATGCCATAAGTTTTGCACGCCCACTTTCTAATTATTCTATAGTGTTTAAGTAGATTTAACTCTTTTAAATCATTAGAACTTACTCTTCTCACGCTATTTACCTTTCTTTTTTCTATTTTTCTTTTTAGCTTTTCTATTATCCTTCTTTGCTGCTTTTTTATTTTGTCTTATAGATTTTTTATCTTCTCTAAATTCTGTTCTAGAAGCTTTTTTAGCTTTTCTACGTTCTTTACCTTTTAAACCTGCAGTATCCTCTTCCATTTGTTTTCTCTTCTCTTCTTTGGCAGTTGCTTTAGCATCTTTCTTAGCGTCACGTATTTGCTTTTTATTTTCTCTAGATTCTTTTCTTCGGTCTTTGCCTGACATGTCATCTTCATACTCAAGCTCATAGCTATCTTCTATATTCTCACCTCTACTTGTTGCTTCTCTTTCAGCTTCAGCTTCTTCAGCTTCTTGTTCTCTTTGTTTTTCTAGTGCTTCTTTTTCTGCCTCTTCTTTTATTCTTTCACCTTCTTGTTTAGCTCTAGTTTTCCAGTTCTGTCTTTCAGTTCTTCTAGCAGATGATCCTTGTTTTTCATCTATAACATCTTCAAGTTCACTAAGAGCGGGTGGTGTTCCGTCTAAATTATCTAGAGTATTTGTAGCATCGTCTGCTGAATCCACAGCATCTTCTGCTATACCTTCTGGACTGTCATCACCAGCTACAGCAACAGCAAACATAGGGCTTTGCATAGCAAGTCCTTGTTTAAATTGACTAGCGAATGAACCCTGTTTATACTTACCACCTTTTCTTGTTCTACTCATAATATTATAACTACATCATGTTCTTTAATTACTTTCCAAAGTTCGCCTTTAATTTCTATATTAAATCCGGCTGCTTTATCATAGTATATTTTATTATCTTTTTTTAAACCTTTAACATCAGATCCTACAGCAACCACATCAGCTTCTCTATATCTTACGTCTTCTCGCTGATCTTCGCCTAATATTAAACCAGCTTTAGTTTTTACAGATACTTCTTTTTTAGGACTTATTACTATATACTTACCTACGGCTTTCATCTCTAACATTATTTATTATACAGTCAGTAGATATTATAGTTGTAGCTACAGAAGCCGCGTTTTTAAGTGCGCTTTTAGTTACTAATAAAGGATCTATTATTCCGGCACTTACCATATCCACCGTATTTCCTGTAACCACATCGTATCCTATACCTTCTTCACTTGGAACTTCATCATATTCTATTCCAGCGTTTTTCATTATAACCTCAAATGGTTTTTTGATAGCACAATATAATACTTCTTCACCTACATTTTTAGGTATTAAATTTTGAGAAGCATTTAACAAGGCTATACCACCACCTGGTAATATACCTTGTTTTATCGCGGCTTTTGTAGCACAAATAGCATCTTCCGCCCTATCTCTTTTTTCTTTTAATTCTACTTGAGAATTAGCACCTACTTTAACTATGGCAACTTTACCAGTGTAAAAAGCTAATTTTTTTTCAAGTTTAATTAATAAATTAGGGTCTTTAGTTGTATTTATTTTATCTTTAACTCTATTTATATTTGTTGCAAGAATCTCATTGTTTGACAAATCACATTGCAATATAGTATTTTCTTTGTTAGTAGTAGACTTTAAACAGGTACCTAAATCATCTATTGATATTAAGTCCATATCATCACCTAAATCTTCATTTATAACCCTAGCGTTAGTAACTAAAGCCAAATCTTCTAGTATTGATTTTTTATTAACTCCATATACTGGAGCATCAATACATTAACATTTAAATTACCTTTTACTTTATTCATGGCTAGAGCTGTGCTTACCTGATGATCTACTTCGGCTATTATCAGTAAAGGTTTTTTATTTGTAATAACATATTCTAATACTTTTTGTATTTTTCTTATGTTTAAAATTGCAGATTCACATATTAAAACCAAAGGATTATTTAGTTCACAACTACCTTGAGTTTTGTTATTTATAAAATGATTACTTTTTAAACTAGCTGGATACTCTACGCCTTCAATAAAATCAACATATGTTCTTTCATCATCACTAGTCTCTAACATTACAACCCCTGTTTTGTCTACACTTTTAAAAGCATTCGATATTATTGATCCTAGCTCTGTATCATTGTTAGCTGATATGGTAGCTACTTGATCTATTTTTTTGCCATTAATTTTTTTTGCTTTTTTGTTTAAATATGCTATTACGTTTTCTACTCCATTATTTATTCCTAACTTTATATTTCGTAAATAGTCTATTTGATCGTGTTTAATAGCTTCATCTAATATAGCCTGAGCTAGAACAGTAGCAGTTGTAGTTCCATCACCTGCTTCTTGTACTGTTCTTTGAGCTGCTTGTTTTATTAATGTAGCTCCAATATTTTCTATGGGTTCACGTAACGTTATCGCATTTGCTACACTTACTCCATCTTTAGTTATTATAGGTTCACCATTTGAATCCTCTAATATTACACATTTACCACTAGCGCCTAACGTAGATGAAACTGCGTTAGTTAATTTATTTACGCCAGTTAGCAACTGACCCTGGGCTAAATCACCAAAGGCCAGTTCTTTTACTAACTTAACTTCTTGCATTTTATTTAATTTAATATTATTTGTTTGAATACTTTTACTCGAAGGTTTTAACTACTTTCGGTCCTTTGGTAAATTCTAACTTTTTCTTATAGTGTTCAATTGAACTATCTATTGCTTGTTCAGCTCCAGTTATCGTTTCTCTTCTGGTAACATCATGCCACTCATTTGAGTTCATGTCTTTGTATTCGGTTTGTAAAAATCCATTAGGTAATTGAACAATTCTCCAGTTTTTCTTCTGTGTAATATGTTCCCATAATTTAATGGTCTCTTCGTTTGGTTGTGGTGCACTAGTCCACGAGTTAGTGCGGGTATATAAAAACGTCATTGTATTTGGTTTTTAGTTATTATTGGTTGTTATTTATAGTATCACTTGATACTTAATAGGTTTTACTCTTCGTAAGCTAAGTTTCTCCAGAATAGGGTTCCTCTTTCAGGATCAACTGTAACTACTTCTACTTTATCAGTGCTGGTATTATATCTTATCATACCCTCTACTGCTGTTGGTCTTTGTGCTGTAGTACCTACCGGCAACTGTATGTAACCGGTAGAGTCTACTTTTAAATTACCTTCTACTTCTAGAAAGTCAGATATGTTTACTTGTTGCAGAAAAACTATAGGCATCTTATCCTATTTTAATACACATTACTCTATATCTACCCGATGTAATAGTGCTTGCGTAGTTTACAGTAACTGCGCTTGTACTTGTTCTTACTACGTCAGCATATACAGTTTGTCCATATGAAGATAGCTCATTATCATTGTCATATATTTGAACTACCACATCTCTAGTACCTAAGTTATGTGTGTATATTACTGATGATGTACTTGTATTACCTTCTGTAGCTATAACACTTTGTGATCCTGCAGTTATTGATGATGTACTAGCAGCTGTTATTTGACCACGAGCATTAACAGTTATAACTGGTATTGCTGTAGCACCACCATAACTTCCAGCACTTACTGTTGTATCACTTATATCTACTGCACCTGCAGCATCTACAGTTAAACCTGAGTTAGAAGCAAATGAAGCTATACCAGGCGTAGTTGCAGTAGCAAGTCCAATGTTTTTGTTAACTACAACATAGTCTGTTAAAGCTACCGAGTCACCAGAACTTTTAGCTACTTCTGATATAATTAAATCACCAACCTCAACAGTGTCAGTAAAGAAACTACCTGCAACAGTTACTACATAAGTATCACCTATTGCAATGTCTATACCTAGTGTTGCATCACCAATATCAGGTGTATTAAGAGTAGCGTTGTATCCACCTTTAAATGTCATACCACCTGAACCAGGAGACACATAGGTTTTTAAAGCTGCTAATGTAGTTTCTACTACGGTAGTATTACTAGATTCACCAGCTTGACTCACTATCATAGTATCAGCATCTTCTAACGCACTTGCAGCAGTTGCATTTGTAATAAGAGTATTACCAGTAGTTGGACCATATTGAAGGTTAAGATCTATTCTAGATGAAGTTGAACTAGGATTAGTTTGAGTAGGTATTACTACTCCACTCTGAGATCTAAAATCAACAGTATTTCTAGTAGCATCTATTGTTTCAGTAGTTGCTGTAGAACCATTGTTACTTGATAAAGTCCACGATGTGAAAGAACTTCCTGAACCACTTGAAGCGGCGGTAATTAAACCTTTTGCGTTAACAGTTATGTTAGCATTTGTAAACGAACCTACGTTACTGTTTACTGTCTTTAATGTAGAAGTTAAAGATAATGAACCACCACCTGCGTTAGCAGCTACGTAGTCAATATCACTACTTGTAAAAGTAACTGTATTAGTACTTTCTACATTTTCCGAGTTAGGAGTACCTGCATTGTCTTTTAATACCCATCTATTATAATCTGCTACTAGTTGTACCCAAGCACTGCCATTAAAATATCTTAATTGATTAGATGAGGTTTCATATATTAATCTACCGGTTACCTGTCCTGATCCACCAGGATTACCAGATACGCTATCAACTACAACTTCTTTTATTTCTGCTAAGTTTAAGTCAATATCCTGTAAAAATTGTATTGCCATTTTTATTTTTTTAGTTTAGATACGCAAAACCAGCTACAGCTGACTTAAACGTTATTGTTAAATTGTTTTTATCCGTATATACCAGAGCACCGTACATTTCTTCGTTACTGGTATTTACTGTTATAACTGATGGATATTTATCTAAGTTATGATTTATACTCCAAGTCGCAGTAGCTGATCCACCTCCTACTGTGAATATAAAAGTATCAGAAGTTATATCTGCTACACTAGAGTTGTTTGTTACTTTAAAAAGTCCTTTATAATTTATAGTACTTGTAGTTACTACTGAAGATCCGTCTTGTTGTACATCTACACTTCCTGCTCCTCCTCCTTTAGCTACAAAATTACTATCAGCTACACCACCCTGAAACCAGTATTCTACTATATTACTACCGCTTGCTATTAAACCTGCCGTTAAACCTTCAAATCTAAAACCAGCTGTTATATTAGTTAAGGCATCATTTTTAGCATCTGTTAAAGTTGCACCTGTAAAAGGTCCATACTTAGAGTCTACAGGCTTTGTTGTACCTACTAATATACTCGACGATAATTCTATTCCTGGTAAACTCATACTAACTATTTCTTAATTGCATCGTTGAACCTGTAAGAGTTAACGAAGAGTTTGACGTATGTATTTTAAAAGATATACCAGACCATAAGCCTGTAGGTGAGTTTGCTGAAGATGTAGCTACAGCGTTAAACACTACTGTTATTGCGCCTTGATCTAGGCTAGTTACAAAATACTTTGTTTTAGTTGTGTTTGTTGCAGGATATGCTACAGCTAAAAATTCATTGTTTATTGCTAGTGGTATATTTATAGTGCCTGATGCCGAAGCAACAATAGCAACTGCTGTACCATTTTGTATAGCTGTAACCATATCAGCTGTTGATATAGCACCAGCTTGTCTAAAATGATAAAATGGATATAAACCTGTTATAGTTCTATTAACACTATTAAAGCCAGTACTAGCAGCTTGAGGATTATTAACTGATCTTACTGCTGCAGGTCTAGTATCATCTACACCTTTACTATCTTTCAAAGCTAAACCAGCATCATAGTTTGCGGTTGATCCATAAACCACAGATGAGGTAGAACCACTTGCTGGAGCTGGTATTACTAAACCTGTGTCTGTAAAAGATTTTCCGTAACTTTTGTTAGGGTTATTAGCATTGGCAAATCCAAACTGAGATGGTAAGTTAGATGCTGAACTTTCAATAGGTGCTCCAGAAATTAATGTAGAAGCTGATCCATTTACTGTTTTAGTTATTGATATATCAGTGTATATACCTGCATCATTTTTATTACCGCCTGCCGTTAACGCTGGACTATGTGTAGTTCCAACTTCTTTTGTTCCTGTTACTGTAGAACTTAAAGTTCTAGTTGGTATTGTATATAATGGTAGTGCAGTTGGAAATAGTAGCTCATCAAATATAGAAACAATTGTATCTCCTTTTAAATCTGCTACTGTAGTTCCTGAAGGTATACCACCTAAATCACTTGTAGTTGCTATAGCATCTCCTAACGATGTATTATATACTGCGTTTACATCTACTTTACCTGCGGTACCTGCGTCGTCTACCGCTGCAAAACCACTTATAAAGTTTAAATCTGTTACATCTGTATCTACTGCAATACCGCCTTGCGATACTGTTAACGCGGATCCAGATCCGCCTGTAGATTCTATCTGTATTTCAGTAGAACTTACTTGAGTTAGTGTTATATTACTACCTTCTGATAGTTCTACTAAAGAGTTATCTGTACCTGAACCAGATGTTAAATTCAAAGGTACTTTAATTCCTGATTTAGGACCTGCATTTAAATCATATGTGTCACCAGGTGTTCCACTAGATGCAGCAATAGTAATCTGGGCAGAATTATCACGCGTTAAGGTGATATTCGACCCAGCTACTACTTTAATTTGGGAATTATCTACTCCAAGACTGGACGTAAGATTTAAATCTACGTTTGATCCGTCTGCAGTGGCATTTAAATCGTAATCATTAACACCTATTGCCGGTTTTAAACTCGATAGTGTAGCTTTTTTAGTATTTAAATTGTCTGAACTATCGGATAATATGATTAAATCCGCGGCAACTGGCGTTAATTTACTAGGGTACGTGTAAATTATAGCCACAATTAATTATATTTATTTTTTCTTTCCGCCTTTGTTATGAGCCATGTGTTTACTTATAGAACTTCCCATCATGGATAGTCCTTTTCCACCTGTACCTGTTTTAACTTCAGGTCTTTCGTACATTCCGTACTGTATTTTACCCATTGATGGTCCTTTGTATAGTCCACCTGACTTATGTAAACGTGACATCATTGGAGCATCTCCTTTATCCATAGCTTCTTTAGTTCTATCTACTACCGGATTGTCTTTTAAATCAGCTTTTCTTTTTTCGCTTGCTGATTCCATGCTTAAAGCTTTCTTAACAGATTTAGCATCATCTTTAATAGGCTTAACGATGTTGTCTTCAAAAAAGTTTTTACCAAAAGTTTTGTTTTTAGCATCTACCACCGCGTCAACACCTGGCTTAATATACTTTTTGTAACTAGCTTTAGCGTCATCTTTTAAAGATTTAGCTCCATATTCAAAACCAGCTGCTACATTTTTAGCTGCTCTTTTCAAATCATCGCCAATACCCTCTTTATGTGGGCCTTTACCATGCTTCATTGCTGGTGCATAATCTTTCTTACCTGGTTTAGTTTTAGATTTATCACCTTTGTTTCCACCTAATACTACTCTATCGTATTTTGCTGGTCCTTGTGCTGCTTGTTTAGCCGCGCCTGCTACTGCAGCTCCAACTTTCCCAGCTTTTTTTACAGCTCCTTTTACTTTAGCTCTAGTTTTTTTAGCTGCTCCTGCTGCTTTTTTAGCTGCTTTTACTCCAGGTGAATTTTTTACAGCTTTAACTCCTACTTTTACTGCTTTCTTAGCTAACTTCTTAGCTCCTGCTTTAACTTTACCTTTAACTGCTTGTCTTTTTTCTACTCTTGCAGTTTTCTTATCTTGTCTTGCAGCTTGTCTTCCTGCTTTTGCAGCAGACTTAGCTTCCTTAGCTCCAGCTTTAGCAGTTTTTACCGCTGCCTTAGCCCTTGTTTTAGCAGCTTTACCTGCTTTACCTCGAGCTTCTTGTCTATCTGCTCGGGCTTCTTTACGTGCTGCTTTTCTTTTTAGCTTATCAGCCTTAGCAGCGGGTGCTTTATAATCCATTTTAAAATGTTTTAGTTGTTTTATAATTAATTGTGACTACGAATCGTGTACAATATATAGATGTTACATGTTATTACTATTTTTTACATTTACATTTAGTGACACTTGCCCCTTATTAAGTAACTTATAAGGCTAATGTCACATTTATTTTTAGAAGTATTGGAGTTTTTCATTGCACTACCACAATATAATTTTGTTATAAATAAAAAACGATATATATAATTGCGGGCCCCCGTATGTTTTTATAATTTTGTTTTATATATTTTGATTTTCCCATAATATTATTGTGTGTCTTTAAAATCGCATATGATAGTACAAACTAACTACGATGCATGTTGGATAATAATATCAAATAACAATTAACAATATGAAAACTTTACAAAACATTTTACCATTAATATTTATCACAACATTAATTACTTTGATAACATATAACATAATAGTAAACGGAATAATTAATTATATTTCTTTTAACGGAATTTAAATTACAATATTACTACGATACTAAATGGATAATATAATAAACAATTAAACTAATAATAATGAATATAAATAACTTACCTACATTACTAAACGAATATAAAAACGGAAATGGCTATATAGAATACCTCATCGATAATGAAGAATATTCTGACCAGCATGACAATTACACAATTGAAAATAGTCTAATAGTATATGAATACATTCATAACATAAACGAAATAGTAATTGAACTAATAAATAACAACATTGAATTTACTCATCACATAGATGATTCTGATATGTCTTACTTACTAATTAATAAAAACTTATTTATATAAATAGAAATACAGTTTAACACATACTAACTAATTTTAACTAATAAACAAATATACACTCTTATGATACTAATAATTTTACCAATACTAATAATAACTACAATAATCTTAATTGATATTATAAATGAAATTATTACAAACTAAAAACGAACGTAATTGGATAATATAAACAACTAAACTAAATTAATAATAAAATAAAATAAAATAAATATGAAAACTAATAAACTAACAACAAAAAGATTTGTAATCAGAAAAAGTTTACTTAATACAAATACAGTAATCACTTTCACTAACAATAAAAATGTAACTTTTACTTATGACCATGATGAAATTTACTCAACATTTCAAGAAAAGTTTGAAAGTATGCCGTGTTTTCAAGAGTATAAATCTTACACAAATAGTAATACTGTTCCAAAATTCTGCAGAGAATTATCAGAAATTACTCAGTAATATAATAAAGTCCAGTTAGTTCTACTCGTTTACTGGTAAATCAAAAATGAACGAGTGTATATAGCCGACGAGTATATAAATACTTGGGAAAGAGGTGAGGTTCGACTCCTCACTCGGTTACAAACTAAATACTATCCAAAGTGGATAATATAATAAACTAAATAAAATAAATAACTATGTATAATCCTAATTCCCCTTCAAACTGGTCTTGGTCTAAAGCTTTCGCTGAAATGGAAAAGACAGTAAATCAAGCTGAACTCACTCAGCAAATTATAAATCACTTACACAACTATGATGGTGGTGAAAAAGTATTCAAACAACTTGACAAAGAAAATCAAGAAGAAATGTATAACATCTTAACTCAAATATTATGAATAATTTAAATACTACAATAGATAAAATAGCAATGTCAGAATTTGATATGCACTATCATCAACTCGGTGACAATGAAAAACAATGGTGTCATGATGAAATGGTAAATAATAAAAAGTGGTTAAAAAAAGACTGGGAAGACCCATTGTGGTCTGTATCCGCGAAGTGGAAAGCTGGTTTACCAATATATAAAACTTATATAAATGAATAATTTTCCTCAACAAACATTAACTATATTAGATTTTGGTAGTGGTGAAGTACATCAATATCATAATGTAAACTACGAGAAATATGAAATGGAACTTGACGAGTTTGTTTCTGTACAACTCGGATATAATCTAAATGAAGTGGACTATATGTTCCATACTGATAATACTATTTACGATTTAACTAATGAACTATGAAAAAAAGAACTGATTTTACAACAGATAGTAGCGAAGTAATGTTATACTTTATAATATGTGCAATAGTAACAATACTATGGGCTTACGTTACAAACTAAATACGATAACTTATGGATAATAAAAATATGAAATATATAATGACAGATAACTTAGAAATAATTGACTATGGTGATGGTAGTGGCAAACTACAAATCTACAACAAGTACAAATCTCCGTACGGTTGGTCACCACGTAAGCTTATCGTCTCTCATTTAGGTAAACCACTAAAAGAAATTACGTATGACTACGTACAAAAAGAAGTAGACAAAGTGTATTCTACTTTCAACTATGACGAAATACACGAACTAATAAACAAAATAAATAAAACAAATGATAACTAAAACACTTAACAAAATAGGTACGTTCTTAGTAGAATGGTACATGCTAAAAATATATGCTACAATAATGACAATATTCTTTTTGTCAATATGGATTCCAGCAATGGTAATGATATTCAAAGAAATAATTGCTACATTCTGGTTATAATTATGACTGAACAAGAAGTAATATACAAAGTATGTGACAGAGTTGTCAATACTATATACAATGAGCTAGACTACTATATGTTTGAAGAACTAGGTTACACTGAAACTGATGACAAGTATGTTGAAGATGCAGATAAATTAATAATCAAAGTATTAAAAGAATTAACTAAATAATATGGCAAATATGAGTTACTGCAGGTTTGAAAATACTGCAAGAGATTTAGTAGACTGTGTAAACGCTATAAGACAAGGTGAAATACACGAGTTAAACAACTACGAGCTAGATGGTTTAAAAGATATACTAGATCTAGCTGAACAAATAGTAGAAGATAAAGAATATATACAAAAAATAATAGAAAATTATGAATGAATTAAGAGCCATTGAGGCAATAACAAAAGATATATTATCTGGTTTGTATGGAACTATACAACAAGCAGGTACAGAAACACAAAAATATGCTTATGCTTATTTACAAGCTAAGCAAATATATAATGGCGACTTAATAATAGATTTAGAAAATGGCTTTGATTGAATTTAATGGCGGTGAGTATCAAGAACTAGAAGACGCTAAAACACTGAAAGCAGTAATGTTTCTAATGATACAAGAGCATGTGAGAAGTATACCTAATGATCAAGAATTAGGTGCAAGAATAAGACAAATAATACTAAAATTTAACAAAAATAATGAAAACAATTAAATTCTACCCAAGTAATAGGTCTATTATAAGATTAGACGGAAAAATGTATAAAGGTTATACTTTAAATGATGTTCCATATGAAAGAAATGCGTGGTTTAACTACAAAGGTTTAACTTTTGTTACAGACTAAATACGATAAATGTTGGATAATATATACATGAATACAACAATACAAACAAAACTATGTAAATGTGGCAAACAAGAGCTACATCCAGTAAGAATTAAGTATGGCTATGACACTTGTGTCAGCTGTAGTACCGCCGAGAAGTACGGGTGCGTTGATATTATACATCACAAAACAGGTAACAACATACAAATACTATCAAGAGAAGATGCAGATACTATCGCTAAACTCACCCGTAGACGCGGTTACGGTACATATCTAAGATAACACGAATAGCAAGAAGCTTAAGACATCGCTTGCAGCTCATACTTGATCAGTATGGGCTTTTCGTGGTATGAGTAATAAACAACAAACAATTACCAAACAATTACAAAATTTGTATTCTTGGACACAATTCTATCAAAACAGAGGTAATAAAGATCAAATAAGAAAGTGTCAAACTCAGATCGCCGAGTTAAAAAAGGCGTATAATCAAACTAAAACTAAGAAAAATGGCTAAAGAAAGAGATATAAATGAGCTAAGACAAACTAAAGATGCTCACTATGTTCACCCAACTTTTAATCTTAAATCAGGTTTTCAAGGCGGTGACTTTATAAAACCAACTGATAAACCAGCTAAAACAACAAAAGAAATATTGGAAGAAAGAATTATTGAACTAGATGATCTAGAACAAGCTAAATGTTCTATAGCAGAAAAAATAACTAAACACTTTGATGATGTAATGTTTGAAATGGTAAATGAAGAAATGAGTAAAAACTTTTTATTCCAGTCAGACAACTACTTAACTGAAGCAGGATATGATATGTTTGAAGATGAGTGGTTTGAATTTTACCACGAGCATCACGGAGATATTATGCACCAAGTTATGCAGAATATTACAGCCACAACCTATATCAAGCACTAAATATATGAAGAAATTTAATAAAATGGAGTCTAATCTTATACTTGATTCAATTAATTATTATGTAGCAAACTTAGAACAAGAAATAAAAGAAATGGAAAAAACAGGTAGAAGTTCAATATTTGCACCTGGTTTCTATTCAATGTTTGCTGATGAATTAATAGAAAAAGTAAAGACCATGACTAAAAAAGACAAATTTACAAGCTAAATACGAACACTAAAGGATAATACAAATATGTTATACGATAAATTAAAACCACATATCAAAGCTAAGATGAAAGAGAATGCTGAACAGTATCCCTCTGTAAACTTCCTCTTTGATACAATTAAAACCAAATACCTTTACTCTGAATTAACTATTGAAGAAATAAGATCTATCTGTACATTTGGCGATGTATGGTATTATGATCTTACACAAAAAGACTTAATATGGGGTGAATGGTTAGTAAATAAATAAATATGAACGAAGAACAACTAGCAATAAATACGCTTAAAGCACTAGGTGCTAAAGATACAACAAGTAATGCACAAAAAAATCATGGCACAACTTGTTTTACATTACCAACAGGTAGATGTGTATCTGAACATAAAACAGGTTATATAAGAGTAAATATGTTGAATAAAAACGGCAGTATTTACACCTGTTATCAGCTAAATCCACAATATAAAGCTCCATACAAAGTTATAGCAAGAAATGGAGACAAGTATGAGTGGCATCATAACAAAAGAATGTTGATAATGAACCGAGCTGAAAGGCTAAAAAGACTTGTATTATATGCAATTAAAGATATAAACTCTAGCAAATGAGCAATGAATTAAGACAAGCGATTTTTATAGCTACGCTTAGTGTAGCTGTATTAATCGGTATGGTAATAATATTTTTAACAAACTAAATTAAATAAAATGGAATCAAAAGAACCAGATCATGAAAAAATAATAGAAGCTGTAAAAAAGTATTATGGCTTAGAAATAGATGCTAATGCTTTTCAACATGCAGATGTGTATGCTTACGAAGAATCTACAACTGATGGTTATTCTTTATTTGTGGTAACACACGACATGAGAGAAGTATGTATACCTGAAGATGTATATTACTACGATCATGGTGTAGCTGAAAGAATAATGGAATTAGTAGGATACTGTAATGGTCACTGTACTTTATATGCAGATGATTACTTCTTAGATGATATATGCTTTGATGATGCACTATTAGAAGCATTTCCAGAAATAGCAGATAAGATATATGACAATATTGTAAATGATGAAGAAAATTATGACTTTGACGAAGCAGAATTGCAATGGCTTAAAGAAGAATATACTGAATCAGAAGAAATTAATCAGACTGTTAGTTAGTTAATAGTAGTTTAGTTTCCACGAATAACAATTAGGATAGCGCAGCGGCGTAGCTCGTACTCAAAAGGTACGGGCTTTTCGTGGTATGAATAATATAAATATGATGAAAGCGTTTATGTTGTTAGGTGATCTATCAACTAAACAAGGCGACGAGCTATCAGATATGGCCGTCAAATACCAAGAAAGAATAGCTTTTGCTACAATGAGAGCTAGCATACCTGATTGGCAACCACCAAAAGACTGGGATAATTTAAGTAATGAAGAAAAAAATAAAAGACTTAAAAAACTACAATCAGTGTAATTACAAACTAAATACGATTACTAACGGATAATATTAATATGAAAGAAGATGCAATTGAAAAACTAGCACAACTATTATTTGATAAAATAATGGAAAAGCAAGAACAAGCAGATATAGAATATGCCGAACAAATACAAAAACTGTACAATGAAGGTTATACTATATCATCTAAAACAGCAGAAAAATACAAAGATGAGCTCGGTTTAAACCAAGAAGAAAGACTTGTTGGTGAACTAGCTAGGCTGCAAACTATCATGATGATATTTGAAGATAAAGAAGAATATGAAAAAGCAGCCATAATTCTTAAAAAAATAGATAAAATAAATATACAATTAAACAATGGAAGTGGAAAATATTAAAGCAATGCTTGCTCACAAATACAATGAGGACAAAGCAGATTATCCAGCATTCATTCAACCAAAACTAGATGGCGTACGCTGTTTATTTACTGCCAAAGGCGCGTTCTCTCGCGCTAATAACAGGTTTATGAATGTAGACCACATTGAACAGGCATTAAAGCCGTTCTTTGCAAAAAACCCTACAGCTGTACTCGATGGCGAGCTGTACAATCACGGACTAAAAGATGACTTTGAAAAGATTATCTCATTAGTTAAGAAAAGAAAACCAACAGATGCTGACAAAGCAGAAGCTGCAGAACTAGTACAATATCATGTGTATGATATAGCTAGTATGACAATAGGTACTTATAGTACTAGGCTAAGTTACATTACTACAAACTTAACTTACACATATCCTATATGTAAAGTTGAAACTAAAGTTGTTATGGACTTTGACGAAGCTGCAAAGTATCATGCTAAAAACCTTAAACTAGGTTACGAAGGCTCTATATACAGATCATTTTCAGGCAAATACAAAGGTACAAGATCATGGGATCTTATGAAGTTTAAAGACTTTCA